CAAAACTTTAAGATTGTTACACCTAAGTCCCTTGAAGTTCTACGATTTTATCATCATTTCAACTACAAATATGTCAATATCACCCAACAAGAAGGAATTTCTCTGCTACATCGCGGGTGGTCTCAGTACCCTCGTGAACGGTTCAATGTTAGCTGACGAGATTTACACCAGCCAAGACGATGATATTGAGGTATACATCAAGGACAATTTCCTCGAAGGGTCAACATTCTATGAAGATAGTTTTTATGGAGTCATGGAGACCATAGATGACCAAACCCTCAAAGAACTACTCAAGTATTTTGATGATAGAGACATGGATATCTCACGTGTATACATCGAGAGCTGCCTAGTCCCGAGTGACCTCCCCGAAGAACTCCGTAAGTTTGCGGAATCTATAGACTACAAAGAAATACACACATTTGAAGACTTCCTAGAACTATAGATTGTAATCTTTAACAATATCTCCTCCTCCATTTAGCCTCTAATTCTGGAAACAATTCCTCTAGGGTTTTGAAATATGTATCAATATATCGCTTTTCTTCCTCTTCTTCTTCCGTCAATTTAACACGGTCTGGGAACATACCCAACTTTATCGTGTTAAAATGATCCAGTCTTTTATTGAAATTCTCAAAAACACGAAACGATAGTAAGGTTTCGTCTTTTATGTTTAAAACACGAATTTCTTCGTGTATTCGGTCTAGGTGAACCATCTTGTATTTAACGCGGATTTTTGTTGGCTGATCATACATAAAGATAAAGCTAATATGCATGTGATAGTAAAGATGAATACAGAAATTGCTGTTGTGGATTTTCACAATGATACACACATGAAAGATATAGAGTATCTAAGTGTACGCAACAATTTCCATGTTGATGATATTTGTACCCTTATATGTGATAATAAGGAGTCGCGTCCGTACGCGGCAGCCGCGTTAGATAATCTGTTGTTACGGGGGATGGATCCAGATGAGGCAGTAAAAGTATCAAGTGATCCTAATCTCATTAACATACTCCGTTTGTCATTTAAACCAAAACTTCACAAAAACCGTGATAATCACCACGGTCTGTTAATGTATGAAGTTGGACCTCTAGAATCACGTAAACCTGTAGGATTTTTATCATACTGTATTTGTGATGAAGAGGAAGAAATTGAGATACTGTTTATACTTGTGGATAAATCTCGAAAAAGAAGAGGTTATGGAACTAAAATGTGGAAACTTTTAAATTCCATGAACATTAATAACTATATAATTACCGTTCGCTCTGATGACGAGCATTCCGATAAGTGGTATTCAAAGCTTGGTTTTTATAACATGAATAATAAAAGTGATTCAAAGAGATTTTCGGTATTACTACGAAATCAAGAAAATCCAGAAATAAAACTATCACGAATCATTGATAATTTATGGAGAGATAATCGACGTCCTCTCCGCCCTCAACAGCGGGCTCCGGAAAATAGGTTTAATTATCTTAAATCCTTATCAGCAGTGTAATACGTCTTGCCCTTAGTGGCAAAACTATGAACCCTAGCATACCCCCACGCTTGTGGAGAGGCTCCCGGACGATGCCCGGTTCTCCACGCAGCGAGTCCCCTGTTGTAGATGGTCTTCACAGTCTTTAAAGGAATGCCAGTGGCCTTCGAGATCTCTGGGAGAGACTTGACCTCTGGTCCATACTTTTTCCTAAACTTCTGGGTGTAGGAGGAAGTTCGAGTCTTGACACCCTCATCCGTTTTGAAGTTGGAGTAGTCCCGTTTGAGCATCTTTTTGTAACGGGTCTCGACCTGACCCAAGGTCTCAAGCCCCTTGAAGTATTTGAGGGGTGCATAGATCCGACCCTCAGATTTACGCAGCTCCCCCACCTTCTTAGTAATCTGAGCATCGCTCAAAGGCATCTTACTTTTTCCTGAGATATTTTATAGCCGCAGCGATATTTGGGTAAATACATTTCCCGAACCTGACACGGCCCGTCCTAGGATTATAATAGCCCGTGTGGCCATTAAAAGTTGCCCTGTGAAGTTCACCCATATAAAAAATACAAGATTATATTAATCAGCTGAGATGGGACTCTCAATTATTATGGGAAATATGTTTTCAGGTAAAACGTCGGAACTCATCAGGCGACTTAAGCGCCTGAAAGTTATAGGTAAGAATATTCTTGTCATCAACTCAGGAAAAGATGTTCGTTCCCCTGATGAAGTTCTGAAGACCCATGATAATGTCAAGTTCAATTGTCACAAGGTATTCGATCTGTTTGATCTCGTCAGATTGGATGCGTTCGAGAATGCAGATATTATCGCCATCGACGAAGCTCAATTTTTTCCGCGTCTCAAGAAGTTTGTTGAATATTGCCTTTACCATGGTAAAGAAGTAATTCTCGCAGGACTCGATGCTGATTCATTTCAGAGAAAGTTTGGAGAACTTCTTGATTGTGTACCCCTCGCGTGTGAAGTGACGAAGCTCTCAGCTCTTTGTATGCGATGCAACAACGGAACTCCTGGACCATTCACGAAAAGGACCGTGGACAATAAGGAACTGGAACTCATCGGTGGAAGTGACATGTACGAGGCGGTGTGTCGAAATCATCTATGAATATCCAAAATCAAAACAACTCTCCGACCTTCACCAGTTTTTATGAGTTCGTGGTACTTGCCGTGATCAAAGAGGAAGTCTTCACCCTCTCTGTGTACGTGCCTACCATTCTCTGTGTACAAACTACAATCACCCGTGCCTTCTATCGTGAGTTGATACCGAAGACGTTTATTGGATTCGGCTCTATGTGGCGGTATGACCATCGGACCATCTATGACAGCAAAGTGTGGTCGTTCAGTGTCTACACATGGAATCTGATTGATCATTTGCCAGAGTACGGGAAAGTCTTTGACCTCGTAAAAACAATAGTTCATGTTGTGAGGTGACCACGTATCGTGATCGTGTTGATACTTTTTAGGGAGTATCGGTGAAATACGCTCAAACTCCTCCTTAATCTTTTGGAAACGAAGTTTCAGTAGTAAAAGTTCTGGATAATTTCTCGGTGTGTGATACACCAGATCCCTGAATGTATTTTCTATACCGAGCAAAGGTCGCCACGGGTTCGTAAAATACAGACGATCTATGGGTGCCTTCATGTAATCATGAAGAACCATCACTGTCGGAATCAACGCGAGAGACCACATTAATTTCTCAGTAGATAATAAAAAATGGCCATCGGATACAAGTCCAAGTACGCTGAACCCGAACTCACTCCCGAGGTTGAGACCGTCGAGAAGCGTTTCACCATGCCCACCTTCACCGCCGTCCAGATCATCCTCGCGGCTCTCGTCGTTTGGTACGTGATCACCGCTCGCAAGAACAAGGGTATGGTCGTCGGCGCTTTCGCGCTCAGCATCTCCCTTCTTCACATCTACGATCACCTCTACCGCGTGAAGCGTGGTCCCGAGCGTCTCTTCTTCATGCCCAAGACGGAGAAGTATGGTTGCCAGATGTGCAAGTAAATTTTATTGATACATACTAAGTATGCGCGTCAAAGTTACTCGTAGTCCCAACCCCAAAAAGAAGTTCAGGGCGACCCTCGAAGATGGTAGAACTGTCGATTTTGGTGCGCGTGGGTACTCAGACTATACAAAACACAAAACGCCTTCACGTATGCGTTCCTATGTCCTTCGACACGGTGGACGCGTACCCAAACGCATCATAGCAGAGAGAGATCCAAAAAAGATCCAAGACATGATGTTGGATGTCAATAGTAGTGACAAGGAAGATTGGAAGATGAGCGGTATCGACGGGGCTGGTTTCTGGTCCCGTTGGTACCTCTGGAGTTTTCCTACGTTCCAAGGTGTTGAGAAGTTCATGTCTAAGAGATTTGGAATTACTTTTATTTGATTTCTTCAAAGCATAACCTTACCCCACCATCTAGATTCATTGGAGTAAATTTATCATCTATTCCTATAGCTTTTTCCCATACATCATCTTTACGTTTTGTACCATCGAGGGTAAAGATTTTATCTGGATAATCTCTATAAATAGGTTTAAATTTGTTACCTATTATTTCCCTCGCTCTATCACATGTATCAGAGACTCTAAGATTATCTGTACTAATCTTAAGTACTCTCAACCGCTCATCGTCGTCATCCGCAAACTTTTTCTCATATTCTTCCTGATCAGCTTTGTATATTTTCAAACCTTCAACGATTTTTTTGAATTTGGGAGCGTTCAGAGTTTTCAGAAGGTGTGGCTCCGTCCCTGGGATGAACCCACCCACAAAACTAGCTGAGGAAGAAAGGCAACAAAGTACTAGTATAATAGCAGCCATACTATATACTACATAGATATTATAAATTACTTTAGTCAGAATCTAAACATAGTTCTAATTTACCATCAAACCACTCCTCAGTAAATTCATCATTTAATCCTATATATTTGTTAAGTATTTTATTTTTTTGATTTTATACCGTTTTTTAATGTATAAACATCATCCGGATAATTCTCTAAAATGAGTTGATATTCATTTTCCCTTCCTCGGCCACCGAATAATTCTTTTACTTTTTCACATGTATAAGAACCATTATCATTTTTAAATTCTTCGAAAATTTCTTTCACCCAAGGTGCTTTCACGGTCTTCAAAAAGTGTGGTTCTGTTTGTGGAATCAATCCAATAGAAAAACCCACAATCCAAAAAATTAAAGACATAAATAAAATGAATATGGCTATCATTATATAATTTTTTTGAAATTGTCCAGTTGTTTAAAAAATCGAATCATAGTTTCCAGGCGTTCGTAGAGATCCTCACCGAGATAGTTCTCTACGAATTCTTCCAATGAATCATAGAAGACGAGGTCATCACCCAAGTCCGTGAGCTTTCGCATCGTATCGAGATACTCATAGAGTCGAACTCGAACAATGTCGATGTTTTCACCTTCCCACTCCCGTAACAACTTTTTCATGTGGTCCAGTTTGAGCTGCTTCGCCAAAATGAACTCTAGACATTCTTGAGATATTCCCATGAGACGTTTGGTCGTTCCTTCGTTTATATGCTTTCGAATCGCTACTGTACTCCCAGTAGTGAGACCATTCCTGAAATCGTTCATCAATTCACATGCTCTCTTCACTTTGTAATAGGTGATAGGTCCACTGTCCCATTCATTCGGAAGATGTTTGAGTTCTTCAAGTCTTAGAAACTTTTTATAATACGGACCAGTTCCTGGAATGAAACTGAGTATGTATGAAATCATCCTTACTTAGATAAGCCTCTTCTTTTTAAATTAGCTTTCAGTTCCGCTATGAGTTTTGCGCGTTTGTTGTTGATCACGGGCCTTTTAGGGGGTGGGGGCGGAGGAGGAGGGGGTGCGAAAGACGCCGTGGGTGCGACAACTGTACGGCAAATCCTGATGACCCTCTGAGCATTCTTCACACTGTTCTCAAAGTTCCTGGTGACCTTGGAACGAAGTTCCTTCGCTGTGAGTTTCACACGTTTACCATCTACATTCTTGGTAACACGAAGACCCAACTTTTTAGCTTTATCTTTGAGGTCTTTGTATTGCATATACTAATAACTAAGAAAATCCTCAAAACTGCTAATCTCTTCTTCGCGAATCATTCGTGCGTACGTCTTTTCCGTATCTTGTCTGAAACGAACCCCATCGAGAGCTTCGACGATGGGTGCCAGGTCATCGAGGTACAACAGTACATCGTTTAAAACTTCATATCTGACACTATCGACAAACATTCGAAACCGTTTTAATGAAACGTGTGCACCTTCCATCAAATGAAAGTTCATGTAAAACTCTGTGGGACGCGGGGCCACATTCTTCCTGGTGTTTAATATGGAAACGATACCGGGTGAGATCTTTTTCAGAAACGCCTTCTTGTCATCGAGGCGGGAACTCGCCTCTTGTTTCGGTTTACGAAAAAAGTAAAACATTTTTTTGATTTCATCCTTTTATTGAAGTACTTAGGTCATATAAAGATTCCGCGTGTTATTTACATATGACCGAACAACTCATACGAGAAGTTCTGATACCACAAATCATACAATTACAGATCGAGGTGGATGCTCTTCGAAAACATACGTGGCCGTACGTTCAGGCACAAAAGGAGGGTAATCAATTGGACGACATCGAGGCTAAGAGGGACTTTGTCAGGAGTCTCGATGGCGATACGACGAAGGAATTACTTAACTTGAAGGCGAAGTTTTCACAGAGTTCTGGGCTTCAAAAGAGAGAATACGATTTGTTAAAAAAAATCATCAGTCCTGTACATCTTTACACTGAATGAATCCGTTTTGCCAGTCACCGAGACTGTTTCATTTCCATAAAGTTCCTCACATCCAATATCGTCGATACAATCCCTGGCGTTAAAAGAAACTGGTATGGGATACAAGTTTTCACCACCTGTAGTAGTATAATAGTGGTACCGATCACGACGACCCCGAACTTCCTTTCCATAGAGGGGAAGAGTCTCACCACTGTCACTGGTAAGAATACCCATCTGTTGCATACGTCCAGGTTTGTATTGTTTGATCGGAGGTCCCCTAAACTCAGGTTCGCGACGCACCTCCTGTGAACGAACGGGTCGAGGAGGTGGAACCATCACCGGAACCTCTACTGGAACTTCGACAACTTTGGGGTTGTACCACATGTATACTATGGCGGCCATGAGTACGATGAGTGTGACCCAAAGAAGTCGCGTTTTTGTCTTGTTCTTCATTTACAATACGACGGGAAAATCTTTTGTCGGTGTATTGTAAAAGATGCCAACGATTAAGCAACTTCAGAATGCGAAGAAAAAATTAAAGAAGACTCCCGTACCCAAGGGAAATAGTCCCAAGATTCCCACAGCCGCTCTTCTTCGTCTCATCGCAGCTGATCCTAAGATCGGTCGTGACAGGGCATTCATGAAGAGGGCGCGCGAGCTTGCGAAGTCTCCTCGTGTAAAATCGTGATCGCGTTTGTGACGTATTCGAACATGTCGAATATCTCGCTCGTATTGCGTCTCTCGAGTGCCTTTTTGAGCTTCTCAACGTTGTAGTCGAGTGAACGTTTCTCCTTATCCAAATCCAATAGCCTCTTTTTATAATTTTCAATCTTATCTTTTATAGCATGTGTATTCTTTTCCATCTGAGCATCGAGTCTTGAAACTTGTGTTTCGTAATTTTCCCTTTGTCTTTTCAAAATTTCCCTCTTCACATCAGAAGAACATTTCTCAATCTGAAAATCAATCCTGTGCATCTTCTCCTCACATTCTTCAAGTTCTTGCATGTATGATGCATGATACAATTCGAGATTGTACCCGAGCCTCTTGATTTCGTTTTGAAGTTTGATGTCCATGTTATATTTTATTTTAGTCTCATGGCTTTAAGATCCTTAATGAACGAATCAAAATGTCCAAGACGATACTGAACAAATGCCCATAACATAAAGAACACGGTCTTCGTGAGCTTGTTGACTTCTGTATCAGGCATTTTATAGATGGGTCCCACGACACGTCCCATGAAGGTTTCCTCTTTCGCTTGTCCAGTCATGTACATCTCAGCCTGTGTGAGTGCACACGTATCATCATTCACGGACCAATGGTAAAAAATGAATGGAATGACCATCGAATAAAACTCGAGTTGCCTGCGATTATTAGTGAACGGAATGATGAGAATCCATACCAAGAACAAGAGATGAATCAAGAATATAATGTTCATCTATAATAAGATGACAGAAGAAAATTACAACATGGAAAGCATGTGGAATGAATACCACGAGAATGTGTTGCGTCAATGGGGAGAAGCGTCCGCGTGTTATAGGTATATGCACCATAGAGCTTTTCTGAAATTCAAGCGCCTGAGCTTACGGTTCAATTTACCAGTCATCGTCCTTAGTACAGTCACCGGTACAGCGAACTTTGCTCAGAGTACATTCCCGGAGAGTATGCGTGCTTCCGCACCGGCTATAATTGGTGGTATGAACCTGATAGCCGGACTCATAGCCACAATCATGCAATTTCTCAAAATTAATGAACTCATGGAAAATCACCGAACAGCTGCGTTGGGACATGGAAGTTTGTCGCGTAACATTAGGCTACAACTTTCGCTTCCTCGTGAAGAGCGTAAGAAGGAGGGTCTCAAGTTCGTGGAGGACTGTAAGGGTGAGTATGATCGTCTCCTCGAACAATCACCAGCTATCCCCAAGCAAATTCTTATAAACTTTGACAAGGAATATCCCATCGAAGGTGTATTCACGAAGCCTGAAATCCTGAACGTGCGGGCGATTCCACACCTTAAGCCACCCAAAACGGTGACCACAGTTCAGGCACTCACGAAAGGTACTCCATTTGAAAAGCTTGTGCCTAGTGACGAGGAAGAGGAAGAGTATGAGGAAGAGGAAGAAGAGATAGACGTCGAACAAGGTAAACAAGAAGACCGAACATGAGTAGATTAGTAAGCACGGTACATGCCACGAATGGTACAATTTTCCTTTTTAAAGGTTCTACGATACGTTTATGTAGTGCGTCATTTTCAAGCACCAAATCTATGGCCTGAGTAGTAAGATCATCGATGGATTCCTTCATTAAAGTAGTCGAGCAAAAAAAAGAACACATAGTTTATACGATTCACACGAAACGGATTGAACTCATTCGCCGGTACATTCGTGAGGGAAAGAATGTGTTCATCTGTGGACCCCCAGGTGTAGGTAAAACCTATATACTCAAAGCGGTTTTAGAAGGTTACAGTCACGTTGAATTACAATCCGAACATTTGAAAAGTAAATCCCTCTTTTTACCGTTCATAAAACCTTCATGTAAACACGTCTTCATAGAAGACTATGATCCAGTATTTAAACCTATCATAGAACGTGTTTCTGATGGGAATCGACTCACGAGAGGCTCCTTACTCGTGACGACAACAAATATGTGTATGTATCCTAATTTTGAAACGGTTCTCATTCCGAGACATACACCAGAATCTCTTCTCACTCTGGTAGAAGATAAAGGTCCCAAGGCTGAACACGCTGCACACAGGTGTAAAGGAAATATTCGAAACTTCTTCACATACATCGATGGGTACGATGAAATGGACGATTTCAAAACCCCGAAAGAATTTATAGCGGACATTTTATCAGATCCGGGACCGATTAAGATATACGACACGATCGCCGAGCATGGACACATGTGGGACATATTTCAGGAAAACTACCTCGATTCAAAAGGTGTCGATGTTCTCGCCGCGAGTTCTTCATTTTCGGATGCTGACTATTACGATACGTACATTTATTCATCCGGAAATTGGAATCTGATGTCTTATTTCGTGTTACACGCACTCACTATACCAAAAGCCGCTCTAGGTGATCCACTCGTGAAGGATAAAATTAGACCCGGGAGTTGTTGGACCAAACTTGGAAACTATAAGATGCGTAAACAAAAGTATGAAGAGATTCGAAAAAAGTCGAGGACGGGTCTCGGTGTGGAAGAACTTTGTCTTCTTAAGAAGTATGCGGAGAAAGGAGACCTAAGTAAACTCGTGGAGTACAAAATATCACCTCAAGACTTCGACGTGATTAATCACCTCGCAGTTGGAAACGGCTTAAAATCAAGAGACGTCACAAGAGTAAAGAAGGCACTCAAAAATGTCTACGAAGGAAGAAGAAACTGAGGTTGAAGAGTGTGTGAAGGTTATCGGAAACGAGATTTTGTTCTATGCCGACGTCGACAGAGAAAATGCCCTTGACTTTGTCGAGAAGTTCAAGAAGCTTGAGATTGACCTCCTCAAGAAAAAAGCCGAGCTTTACGGATACGAGCCACAGATTCGTGTCCACATCATGAGTGAAGGTGGAGACATCTTTGCTGGCATGACGATGATGAACACACTCGAATCATCCCGTGTGAAGGTTGTTACCATCGCACAGGGATCGTGCTGCTCTGCAGCCACATTCATGCTTCTCGGAGGTTCTGAAAGGCGAATGGGGAAAAATGCATACGTCCTCATTCATCAAATCTCCACCGAATTGTGGGGTAACTTTCAAGAGCTTAAACATGAGTTGAAGTCAACGGATAAGTTCATGAAGAGGTTGAAGGCGATGTACCTCGAGAAGACTCAAATTCCAGAGAAAAAGCTAAAGAAATTAATGAAAAAAGATATATATCTTACCCCCCGTGACTGTCTTAAATATAAGATCGTTCACGCCCTTGAGTGATTGTCATCGCACGTTTATAGAGTGCTAGCACACATAGAATTATAAATATGATACAAAAAGTATTTGCATTTAATGGCACCGGTGTGCTTTCTGGAGGCCTAAGTCGTTCCATTCTGCCATAATTTACAACGGGTAAATCCGACATCTATTTAAAGCTGAGATATAAATATAGTAGAATGGAACGCCTTATAAAGAAGGACAAAAACGGTCGTGAACGGTTCACAGATATTAGCGTCGAAGACCTGGGAAATGGAACTGCTGATATCGTGAAGATCACCGGAGTTGTTGGAAGTGAAAAGGTGATGACTTCCCGTACCAACGTCAAGACGGGTTACGAAAAGGCTCTCAAACGAGCCCAAACCATGTGGAACAACGAAAAAACAAAATTGACACACGTTCTTCCCATGTTGGCGAATAAATGGGAAGATCGCCAGAAATACATCTCCGAACCTTTCTATGTCCAGCCCAAGCTGGACGGTGTCCGACTATTGGTTTCGAATCATGGATGCTTCTCTCGAACTGGTAAACCCGTGGAGGGTGTTGAGCACCTCGCCCGCGGTCTCAAAGATGGTGAATACCTGGACGGTGAGTGCTACGCGCCCAACAAGACCTTCGAGGAGATTACCAGTATGTTCAAGATGAACCCAAAAGAACTCGAGTTTCACGTGTTCGACTATTTCGATTTGAATCGTCCAAATCTCATGTTTGAAGAGCGAAAAGAGAGGATCACGATCGAAACGTTCTCTGTGAACTCCAAAAATAACCTTCAGTCGTACCATGACATGTTCGTCAGTCAGGGTCACGAGGGGGTCATGATCAGAGAGGCATCGAGTATCTACGAGATTGGAAAGAGAAGTAACCACCTCCTCAAGTACAAGACATTCCAGACAGAGGAATATCCCATCGTGGATGTCAAGGAAGGTACTGGCCGGGAGAAGGGGACTGCGATTTGGATATGTAAGGCGGGTGAACAACACTTTTCCGTCCGACCAGAAGGAACTCTCGAAGTCCGCAGAGGATACCTCGAGAAAAAAGACAACTACATCGGGAAGCAACTCACGGTTCGGTTTCAGAACTTGACGGCTCTCGGTGTCCCACGTTTTCCCGTCGGTGTAGCAATTAGAGATTATGAATAATATTGTATTATAAAAATGAACAGAATCGCTATCGATGTCGATGAAGTCTTAGTTAACTTTCTACAACCCATGGCCAAATTTCATCATCAAACTATACGTAAACCCAAATATAGTTACGTGTACCGTCAGATTTTTGACATAGATGAAACGGAATCACAGAAAATGGTCAGAGAATTTTACATGTCAAAAGATTTCATGGAACTCACCCCCATAAAAGGATCACAACTCGCCATGTATAAACTTCGAGCGAACGCTAAAAAGATGTACGTTCTCACTGGACGTCAGGAAGTTGTCAGAGAAGAAACAGAAACTTGGATTCAACACTATTTCCCAGGTATCTTCGATGATGTCATCCTCACGAACAGTTACACCCCAAACGAAATCAGGAAAATTGACATCTGTCGCGCCCTAAACATGGGACTGCTCATAGATGATAACAAAGGTATATGCGATGAATGTATAGAAGACGGTGTTCAGGCACTCAACTTCATAGGAGATGGCGAAGAAGTGTACCCGTGGTGCGAAGAAAGTGCCATAAGTTTTAAAGGATGGGATACTATATGTCATTCGGACTCGTCGCTTCTAAACCTTTAACGGAGTTATGTCTGCGTATGAGAGGTAAACCGATGCATATGTCCCAAAATCACGAAACGGTCAGAACTATGGTTGCGAGGATGGAGAAACCCCGAGTCGTTTTTACATACTTCCCCTCTCAAAAGACTATGGAAGTTCTCGCACACGAACTCGGACCTCTCGATGTCGTCGTGGATTGTTATGTTGATGTAGCGGAAGATATTAGTGAGCGTTACGAACTATGTCGTGAGAACAGTACCCAATATCTCTTCATGGATCGAAAGATTGTCAGTGGTTCACGTTCAGCTTATATGGACAACAAGAATCTTTTTAAGGAGATGTTTTATATGGGTCCCATAGTTTCCTCTCATAAAAATTAATCTGGGTACATAGTAAATGATTATCATATTGGTCCTCGCGTGTATGATGTCGGTAATATTGGGTATACTCATTTGGTTTTTTACCAGGCCAAAGGAAGGTGATTCGTGTACGATCGAAGAATACGACCCCAACGGTACATACGCGATTAACTCCGTAGGTGAATGTACACTTCAATCGTGTAACACCGGATTCACGAAGATTGGTTCTATTTGTGAACCGGTCAGTCTCGGACCATCACCGTCCGGATCCGATACGGGAACTTTACAAACAGATGGTATCCCAGAAGGTCGTTTTATTCAGGTCATTCATACGGTCTCGAACGATGACGCTGATAAGACGATCAAACTCTCAGAAGTTGAAGTGTACGGTGAGATAGCGGACATTAACATCGCCCGCGGCAAGACCGTCACCGGTAGCTCTGAATCGAGTGAACATGGATTCATTAATCTGGTCGATGGTTCACTGGAAACGTTCGCTGCTACGCTCGGAGAAGATGCTCTCGAAATGGATAACTTAAAAATTGATCTGGGGTACGCAGAGCCCATACACGCAATTTCTTTACTCGGTGAACAAGAAGGTTCGTTAGTTGGTATCAAGGTGAACGTCATAGATGAAATCGGAAACATCGTTCGTACCACCGAACCCATCACATCAACTGATAGTGTGCAGACCTATAATTTTACGTACTCTGTTCCTAAATGGGAATAAGTTTTCCATCCTTAGATTTCATGAAAATGACCTCGTCACATTCACCCCCGCGCATGGTCATCTGTGGTTCTCCACATGTCGTTCCATGTTTTTTGAGACGATCACACGCGACGTACGTCCTCGTCGTAATATCCATATTTTGACTATAGCCTATGAAGGTTCGATCGACCCCACCTTCATCGTCTTTAGCCTCTACCGTAGCGATCCAAGAGTACGAACCGTACGCCCATTCCTTCTGTGAATCTATTGGAGGGGGAGGAGCATCCAATAGAGATGAACGGAATCTCTTTTTTTTATGAAAAACTGGCGAGAAGATATACTTGACTATAGTCGACATTACTAATAGTAGCACGTCTATTTTTAAGTTTCTAAAAAGTAACACTTTAGGAGACTACTACCTTTCAACTTATTATTATTTTTGAAACAAACTTTATAAGTATAATAACTTTTTCATGTAGTAAAAAAAGGACAAGCTATATTGTTTCCACCACATTGGACACATCCCCATGGGGTTAGTAAACCTGAAAATAATACGTTTAGATACACGATAAATACATGGCTTCTTGAATAAATAAGTTACTTTTACAAATTGGAAATTGTCAATTAGTAAAAATAATGGAAATGTGCACCAAAGGAGGTTTGAACTCCTGACCTCGCGCTTACTAAACGCACGCTCTGC